ACCCAATACAACTGGAATGGCGCCAAAACGATTTATTTGATTGCTGCTGCCATTAAATAAATCTATACCTTTGCTTTGTTCAACTTCTTTGGGTTTAGTGATAGGTGCAATAGCATTAATAAGTGCCATACCAGCCATGTTAAGGCCAATAGTTGCAGCCATTGCCCAACCAGTAGCAGTACCAAATCCTAAACCAAAAGTACTGCCTTCAAGTTGCCCGCCTAGTGATAATAATTCAGGTTGAAAACTAGCAATAGCAACAACTAAAATAAGAGTCATTAATAATCTGCCACTACTACCACCAGTAGCCATAACTCTATAGGCAACAGTTTGTCCTGGCAATAACTTTGTAGATTGCCATGCTTGTTGTGGTACCGGTATACCGTCTACTAAAATTACAATTCGTTCTAGTAAGCGAGCACTTACTCGATATTTTTCTTGAATATATCGAGTAAGTTCAGCAATATTAGTACCCGCTTCAGTCCACTCTGTAACTATATTTTGTAGTTGAAGTGGATGTGGTGCACCAGTTAGTTGAATTTTACCAGTATTATATCTATAAATGCCTTCTAACCTACGATTCCAAGCTATGCTATTCAGCGATTCAATAACACTGCTTTGACCAATACGAGCATGTAAAAATTTATTATCACCAATGTAAATGCCTACGTGTGTAGGCTCACCTAAGATATTAAATACACAAATATCACCTGATTTAGGCTGTTTAGTTAAAATCCAAGATTCTTTGGTATAGTTAACCAATTCTTTAACTACCAGATCGCTACTACCTATATAAGCATTATCTAAAGTAGGTAACTCAATACCCAAGTGTTCGCGATATACTAGACAAGCTAAACCCCAGCAATCAATTCCAGCTGTAGTTCTGCCGTTGTCCTTGTAAGGTAGTCCAACGTATTTATTATACCACATTAAAATAATCCTGGAAAATTTTTGGGTGTAAAGTTATAGGCGGGAAAAGGTTCTGTGTTATAGTTAATCATGCTTAAATTTAGAGTAATACTCTCAGCATTATAGCTAGCACTAGTAATATAAAATCCTGAAAAAGTAGCCTCTACAGCGTTAATATCTGCACTAGTACCGTCTGCAAGTACTAATTCTAGTAATATTTTAGCAGGACTAGTTAATTCTTCACGAATAATTTGTATGGCTTCTGGTGTAACAAAATTAAACCTAATTGTACAATTACTATTGCCATCCTCGCCCTCACTAGGCAGTGAGATTTCCATAGGTAAGAATACGTAGTTGTTTCCACGACTACGTACTCCATATACAATTTCAGTATCGGTTTCACTAATACGTTTATTAAAGTTATCTGCTAAACGTATTAGTGGTGTATCTGTATTAGTAATTTCTGGATCATATATAGTCAGTAACATAACAATTGCTTGTTCCGTTTCTGACGAAAACATTGCCTTAATAGCTGTTGCACTAAGTGTACTTAATCTGCTCATGGTAATACTTCAAATACTAAATCTGTTTGCCAATAACCTGGCGCTATATAAGTAAGTTTATAAAATTCACTATCACTTTGTGGTACTATTCTGACTTCTACTGTGCTGCTAGTACGTGGATGTTTAAAATTAAACCTTCTAGTACCCAAGAGATCATTATTAATAAAATCTTGTAAATCTTGAGCTTGCTGGCTAGTAAGTATAAATTGAACGTTTAGTACACTAGGTCTAGCACCACGTCTACGCATTTTGGCCGGACCTACATCCATGGAGGAACGTAATACGTTTATCCCCACGGATTCAGTAAAGCCTTTTTGTGGCGACTGTGGAAAATTATGAACAGTAGGCCATTGATAACTTGTAGTCATGTTTTACCTCCTAGCAAGTGCAGGTTTATTACCATATGTACTAGCCATAGATTGTTGTACAGGGCTATTTTTAGTTGCAATTTGTTGTGCAACTACATCACCCACTATTACTTCAATAGTGCGATTACCACGACTATCAATAGTTTCATTGGTTTTTGCTGGTTGACCACTATGATTATTAACCACAACATTAACGTTACTAGGTTGTGAGCGTACTCCCAGATTACCACTGCTATCACGTTTTAGGGGCATAACGGCTTCTGGTCCTGCTTCGCCCATTAAACCAGTTCCACTAGCAAATTTAAATAATGTTGGGCTATTTACTACTTGATTAGTAAATGCTCCACCCATTGCAAATTTATGAACTGGATAGCCTTGATCAAATGCTCCGCCTTTGGCCAATCCACCTGCTGACATTAAAGAATTAAATGTACCCAGATCGCTATAGCCACTAGGACCTATTGGATTAGTTCCACCACTAAATCCTAAAAATTTTCCAATACCACCGGCAATACCACTAGCTCCACCAAAACTCTGATATGCAGCTATACTTTGTTGTTTTAATTCCCAACGTATCAAGTCGCTAAGCATTGAGTCAATTAAACCTTTAAAGTTTAGCTTACCAGTTTTAGCAAATTCTGCAATTGCATCACCCATGCCAATAAAAGTATTTTTAAATATGTCACCATAAGCCTCTTGTCTAGCACTTAGTGAATATGTTAAGTCAATAGCTTCTTTACGAGCTTGATTGCTTAGTGCAACTAAACTAATTTGCCTGTCCCAGTAAACTTCTGCGGCATCTTTTTTAGCAATAAACTGTAATTCTTCTTCAGCGCTAATTTTTAAACCTTGCTCTGTTACTATCATACGCCTAACATCTTCATCTCTTTCTAACTTTTTTAATGCTTCTGTTTTACTACGATCAGCTTCTAATAAATCTTTACTTGCCTGTACATCTGCCTGACGCAGTTTAAATGAGTATTCCTGAGACTTAAGTTGCTGATCTGTATAAGGTTGCAGTTTAGTATTAATCTGAAATATTTCTGTTTCTGCATTAAGCAATTGTTGTCTAATATCCAATTGTTGTACGTCATTTTTATATGTTTGTTCTCTTATGGCGGCTTGCTGGTTATAACTATTATCAATAACAGCTATTTTTTGTTTAAGAAAAAATATTGTTTCTTGAATTTTTTGCACTTTTGTTAGTTGTGTAACTTCATCTTGGGCAGCTGTAGCAGCCTTACCAAATGCTAAAGAAAGTTCTGGATTATCTTGATATTGTAGTTTGAGTGTGTTAGCAGCATTAAGTTTATCTTGTGCTTGATTACGTTTAATAGTCATCTCAAGCTGATGAGCTTCTATTTCTGCTGATTGTTCTTCTGCTAGGGTTTGAGTAGATACATAATCAAGTCCCGTACGTTTTAAATCATTTAGCTCTCTTTGCAAGTTTAATATTTCTGTTAAATTTGCTAAGCGTTTTTGATCTTCACGGGTAAGTAATTCTGAACGACGTAATTCAAGATCTAAAAAATTTATTGCGACTTTTTGACTATTAGTCTGCTGAATTAACTTTTGGTTTGAATCGTTTTGTTGTTCAGCACGAGTTTTTTCAATGGCAAAACTTTCTATATTAGCATTTTTATTTGCCGCTAAAGCTTGATTTTTTCTAGTTTCAATATCATCTAAAACTTTTTGATAACGTTCTTCTTCTTGATTTAGCGCACGAGCATATTCTAGTTCTTGTTTTCTAACTTTTAAGTCGTATTCAGCATAGGCAAACATAACACCTTGTGCTAATCCTAACTTTTCTACAATTTGTAATAGCTGATTAGAATTATCTATACTGTTTAACTCTAGCTGATATGCTGATTCAGCTATGTTATAGTTATGCTCTCGTGTTTTTGCATCAATTTTAGCATTGGTTCCAATAGTTTCTTGCAATTTAGCTTTTTCTCTAGTTTGACGAGTTTCTTCTATAGTTGCCTTTAATGTTTCATACTGTTGTAATTTTTGTGCTAATGCTGTTTGTAGCCCGGCTTTAGCTAGTTTATCATTGTTATTAGTAAGATTATATCTAATTAATTGTATTTCTTTTTCTGCTGTAAATAATTTAAGCTTATCCTGTGCACTTTCTACTTCTGTTTGTGCAAGCTGTCTAGCTATATTAAGTTGAGCATCTAATCCATTTTTTGTTGCAATTTCTAGATCTAAGTTTTTTAAATTTGTTTGCTTTCTTTCAAGGTCTGTTTCTAGTAATTTTTGTGCGGCAGCCTGTCTTTCTCCTAGCTCGCCTTGGCCGCCTTTACGAGTTTCTTGTTGTATTTTTTCATTTATAACTAGTTGCTGTGACTCTCTACCACGTCTAGTAGCTATTGCCCCCATAACAACTCCTCTAGCGCCTGCCTCTAAACCAACTTCTGGTTTCAGAAGTTTTTCTAGCTCACTGATTGGTGTAGACAGATCAGCAATTAGCTTTTGAACTTCACTCAACTGTTTACGATTAGTAGTAAGTTGATTAATAGATTGCTGCTCTTCTGGATTTAAAAACTTTCGACCTTCAGTGGTAGCTTTAAGATAAATATTAGCTTCAGTTTGTTTTGATAGCTGTTGCTGTCCTAGTATATTATTTGCTTGCATGGTATTAACTAATTCAGCAGTTAAATTTAACTGTTTTTCTTGTATTTTAAGGTCAGCAATATTTAATTTAGCTGTTGCTTGTGAAATACCTGCACCAGTTACTCCACTTAAAGTTCCTCGTGCAGTCTGAATTTGCGCTTGTTCTTGTGCAAGTTTAGCAGAACTGCCTAATAGTTTTAGTGAATTTTCTAAACCCTGTGTAGCAATGCCTTGAATAGTATTTTTTAATTTTTCTAAAGAAATTTGATTAGGCTCTAGTTTTAACTCAACAGTACGTATCTGTTCTTCAATTTCTCGTAAATTTTCAATAGAATTTTGTTTAGCTCCACTGCTTTGACCGCCAGCAGCAATACTTTTAACTAGGCTATCACGGTTACTTTTTAATTCTTGCAATTTTGTGGTATCTTGTGCCACTAACTTTCCGTACTTTTCTAATTCAGGTACTATAGTTTGTAAGTCATTTAACTGTACACCTAACAATTCAAATGCTTTAGGGTCTTTCATTAAGTCTTGTAATGCTGCTAAGCTAGTGGTAGGATCTTTAAAAATATCTGTTAATTTTAAACTTGTTTGTAGAAGACTAGTACCAAATTGAGATATGGGATCATTATTTACTAAAGTATTTACTAAATTTTGTGCAGCTGTACCACTAGCTTCTAAACTTTGTTTAAAGTCTTTAAGTACAGCACTTTGTTTAATAGTTATTGCTGCTACTGGTTGAATAGCATCTTGTGCAGCTTTAGAAACTTTTGTTATATCAAATATAGTTTGTTTACTAAAAGATTTTTCAATACTGTCACTATCTAATCTGGCAACTTTTAGTATAGATTTTAATTTTTTAGTTAATTCTTCTTTAGCAGGACCTTCTGGTATTAGTTTTAATTGTTGAACAATGTCTTCGGACATTTTTTCGCCAAAATTAGCTTGTATACCAAATCCTCCAAAAAGAAAGCCTTTAAATACTTCTTTACTTCCTGTAAACATACCCATCTTTTTTACAGCAGCATCGTACTGATCTGCTGCCTGTACGGCTTGATCCCCTAAATCTTGTAAAGAATTAGCACGAGCATTTATTGCTACACTGCTAATTGTTTGACCAAATTTTTTATATACTGCTTCAGAATTAGTTAATGTAGAGTTTAAAATATCTAAAGTATTATTTAGATCGCCTAATTCTTTATCTGCAGTACTTAATGCTGCGTCTAATAAACTAAATGCAGTTATAATAATACCAACTATACCAAATGCAGTACTTAATGCATTAGCAAAAATACTTACACTTGTAGCTGCTGCATAAAAAGTACCAGTAACTACTGTACGAAATCGACCCCAAGCACCTAAATCTTGTGTTTGAGCAATATTTTTTTGTAGTCTGTCTATAGCATAACTAAAGCCGCCGACTTCAGTGTCTGAACTAACTTGTGCTAAAGTACTAAGTCTTTCCGCCCTGGCGCCTGCTCGTCTACTAATACGTTCACGGGCTTCTGCTTCTAGGTCAAATTTACTTGTTTTTTCATCAGCTTTATCTAAAGCAGCATTATATAACTTTGTTGATGCAGTTAAACTATCCTGTGCTTTTTTTCTAGTTTCCAAAGCATCATTTCGCTGCTTTTCTAATTCAACGCCGCGCTTTACTTCTTCATTGTTTAATTTTTCAGCGGCTTGAATAGCTAACCTGTCTTCAACTGTTCGCTGAAATGCTGGTTTTTGTTTAGCAGCATCTGCTTTGGCAATAGTACTGGCAACGTCTGCAGCACTTTTAACCTTGGCTTTTTGATACTGGTCATCAATATCATTAAAAATTTTATTAGAGGTTTTATAGGCGATTTGAGCATCGTCTAGATTTTTCTGTAATTTAGGCAAATCATATTTTGCCTGAACTTTTTCGTAAAACTTTTCGCCAAAGCTAGTATTAATATCTTCTGCTTTTTGTTTTGCTAATACAGCGGCTTTTGTTAAATTATCCTGCCACTGAGTTAGTGCGGGAATAGCCATTGTTAATAGCTTTCCAGCAATACCTGCTAATACTACGCCTAATAGCGTTGTATTTTGAGAAAGCACGCTTGCAAGCGGAGTAATAAATTTATTTAATAAACTTAATCCAGCTTGAGTTAAGTTTACTATAGAAACTTCTAGTTGTTTATACGGATTTGCAGGAATATCAATACTATCAAAAGTAGTTAAACCTTCTTTAAGTACTGCATTAGCAAATGCTTGACGTCTTTCAAAGTCTGTAAGAGCACTTACTGGCTTACCAATTTTTCTGGCATAATCTTCTGTGGATTTACCCAATTTTGTAAATAAACCCAATTCATCAATTAGTTCAGGCTCTAGTTTTGTAACTGCACGAGTTAGCCTGCTTAAAGCATCACTAGCATCAATTCCTAAAGCTTGTGAAGCTTTTGTAGCTACTTTAGCTAAGTCTCCCATTTGTTGAGTAGTTAAACCAGCACTACTTCCTTGGGCTACACTTTTCATTGAGTCGCGTAGACTAATAGCACCATCAGTTATTTTAACTATATTTTTAGCTACAGATCCAAGTGCTACACCACTTACAGCACCCATTTGATCTAAACCCTTAGTAATATTCTCAAAATCCATTGCAGATTTAAGAGTATTAAAGGCAGTAGCCGCAGCATATGTATTGGCCGCAACTGTAGCGTATAGTCTGACTAATCCACCAAGACCTTGCTGTTCATTAGCAAAGTCTCTAGCACTGGCACCAGTTAAACCACTAGCACCGCGAGCACGACCATACTGCATTGAGGAGAGTGCAGCAGGTCCTTTACCAAACTTTTCAGTTTCTTTATTATACTCTTTAGCATTATCAATATGTCGGCGCATAGCACCTTCATCACTGATATTTAGCTTAATGTCTATAGTTTGACCTGCCATATAATCTCCAGGTAATCTTAGGTAACCAGTAAATTAGTTACACATTTTTATGTATACCAATTATACCACATAGGCAAATAGGTGTCAACACAAAAAATTTTTAAACAACACAAAAAAACCCGCTTAACTGTTTGGCTAAGCGGGTTTTTTACTGTCGTGTTTAGAATTAATTTGTTCTTGTCTAATACTATCAATTGTTTGTACAAGTGATATAATAATTTTGTAGTCTTGTGGATCAATTTCGCAACACTGTAGTATTTCTTGAATTCCAGATAAGGATTTACCTAAATAAATACCATTCATGCCTTCCCATTCATCACGCAACATTCTGTATACAATAAAAGCCTGTTGCACTTCATAAGGAAAATCATCAAATTCTACTGGAATTTCTTCTTCTATGGGTTCAGTATCCATCATTTCGCACATTTCAAAATAACTTTCTTTAGTCATACTAACTTGAGTATTTTGAAAATAGCTTTTAAGCAGCCTGTTTACTTCGACAAGCTGCTGGTCGAAAAATTTGCTAGATCGCTTACCTGTTCACTAATAAACGCATCAAAATTGCTTGAATTTTTCATCAAATACAGTGCATTTTCATTAGTAAACTCTAAAAAATCTTCTAGGTCTTGACCAGTTAAATCAACTGGTGCTAGTTGTTCTAGGTATTTAAGTTTAAATCCAGTCCAACCTTTAATTGCATTTTCTGTGTATAGTTGTAGGAATAAGTCTTCGTTAAAGTCTTCTTCAGGTTTGCGATTTTTAAAAGTAGTTTTTGTAGACTTTTTGCGAACGTTAAGTAGGATTTCCCTGGACAAGAAACTAAGTTGCAGCATAAAACCTGGCATACCAGGATACTCAACTTCTACTGATTTAGAGGGAACTAGTAGGGTTTTAAGAGAAAGTGTAGACATTAATTACCTTAGGTTTAGGGTGAGGCTGGAATTACTCCAGCCTCCGTGTTTAAATTATTTAGTTAGCTATAGTAGTTGCTTCTGTAGCCCAGTATTTAATAGAGACTTCATTAGCTTGTTCAATATCAAATGCACCGGTTGTGTAACCTTGACCAGTAAATCCAATAGTTGTAGAAACAACTTGTTCTGTTGCAACTGTAGGAATACTAAGCATAACTGCCGGTAATTCAATATCAACTCGTGCAAGAGCTGTTGTGGTGCCGCCAATAGTAATTTTCATTGAGTATGCAGGATCTACAGCAGTAGCACTGTTACTAAGCAAAGTAGTTAGCAAATCAGCAGTATATCCTGTACCTGTACGTAGGTAAGCATTCATTGTACCGGTAATTGCACGTGTACCTGTAAAATAGGTAATTGGAGTATTAACCACACCTAAATTAGCTGGTACTAGGTAAGTAATGTTATTTGCAAAAGTAATGCTACCACCAGTAAGTGGAATAGTATAACTAGTACCACTACCCGTAGGATTAGCGCTTGTACCAATACCACTATCAAATGTAACAGTACTTAGTTTATTAGCTAAGTAGTAAGCATTTGAACCTGTGTGTTTATAAGCAACAGTACCTGTTAATGTTCCAGTAAAACTAACTGTTTGTGCTGCACTAGCGCCTGAAGTAGGTGCTGAAATTGTAGGGCTTGTAATTTGGCGTAGGATAGCACCCTTACCAGTCCATGCAATAGTAGCAATTGCATCTAAACCAAAATCAATTACTGCCTGATCCATAGCACAATTGTCAATAACAAATGTAGTATTTTCAAGAACAACAATTAAGCCAAAAGGCTGAAGTTGATGAGTATTAGAGTTTGTGCTAACACATTGTGCATAACCTGTACTGCTACCAGCACCACTACCTGGTGTCCAAGCTGGATTACTTCCAGCAATTGCATCTTTGGCAAACATTGCGTTCCACAGTGCACCTTCTTCAGCATCAATTGTACTACCAGCATCGCGTGGGCGAATATAAGTACTAAAGCTAAAATCAACTGGGTTTAGTGCTGTGTTAAAGTTACGTTGACCACGATTAGGTGTTGCACCAGCTTCGCTTAAGGTAACAGTTTCAGTTGCAGTAGTTTGACTAAAACTAAATCCTGCTAATACTTGGATTTCGCGAGTATTGCTAGCACTAAATCCAGTTGCTGCAACTACGCCTGTTGTATCCACGTTTGTAGTAAAGAATACTCTACTACTACGAATTAAATTAAATGCCATTTTCGTTCCTTTTTGTTAATGCCCAAAATGCATAAACTAGACATTTATCTGTTTTTAGCACTTGTCGACATGGTTGCTTACAGAATCTGGTATCGGACTTGTAAGTTAATTTCACCAACAGCATAAGGGGCTAGTAGCCCTTCGTCAGTTGTGATTGACTGGATTAAAATCTCAGTCGTGGAATTATTATTAGAATCGTAAACTAGTTGACGATTATCATGAATGCATTTTTCTATATCGGTTAGTAGACTTTCTAATTGCTCACTGCTTAATTCACCATGACAGTATACTTTAACAGCAATGCCTAAAAATCCCCAAGCAAAATCACTGGGATGATATTCGCGCAGCTCAGTACCTGGCATTAAAAATACGCTGGGAAAATCTTCTACTTCGTCCCAGAACTTTAGCTTAGCATAACAATTTTTAAAAAGGTTAACCGTATAAGGAGCTTTGCCGTCAATTAAGTTTAATTTAGCAGTCAAGGCTTTTACAATTTGTGTGCGCTTGCTCATACTAACACCGCCCTTAATCTATTTTTTACTTGGGTTTCAGCAATTTCCCTGATTGACTTAGCTATTAACAATTTAGGGTTTCTAGTTTTTGGACTTTCTTGACGTCCACCATCACTAAATGTAGCATAAGGATTACGCATATAAGTATAAAACGCAGTAATCATACCTTCACGACTTTGCGTTAATCTTTCTAGTTTAACACTTTCAGCAAATCTGCCAGTACGCAAGTTTAAAATATCGCGGCGACTACCAGTGCCCATGTTTTCTTTAATAGTTTTTGTTAGTAAACTATTAATTAAAGTTTGCAGAGATATTAAACTTAGTTCTGGTTGTTCTTCAATAGCCTGTACCGTTGTAGGTACTTTTATTGATTTTTTAAGATCACCACTTAGTGCCTTTAACTGTGCAATCTTACTAGCATTTTTATTATCTTTAGATACTTTTGTAGATTTTTTAGCTACCAGTGTGGGTTTTCCTACATAAGTTTCTTTTTTACTAGTGCCGCTTTTAATATGATCTGCTATATTATTAGCCAGCATTTGAGTAAATCTAGGAGAGCCTTCAGTATTTAGTAGTGCTACGCCAAGTTCTGGTGAATTAACCAAAATCTTTTTAGCATCTTCAGTTGTTAGTGTAAATACTTTACTAAGTTCATTTAAAATACCCGCACTAAGGCTTCCAGCTGTTTGATTTTCAGTACTAAATTGAAACTCTACTAAATATTTACCATAACTATCTTTTACATAACTAGCATAAATAGTTTGATCAATACTTTTTAGGTTACTAGTATCAATATCGTCTTGTTCTAATTTACTGATATAACTATCAAGCACAGTTACAAGTGCGGACTTTTGCTGATCTTGTAAGCCTTCTAGCTTTTTAAGATCATCACGAAACTTTTTTACTAAATTGGTGGCAACGCTAATAACGTGGCCTTTGTTTACAAAGTAACCAAAACTACCACGACGTTTAGCTTCTTTTTCAGCTTTGGTAATAGCAGCCTGCTTTTCAGAACCTTTTGCATATTTAGTATTATTAATAACTGCCATTTGCGAGTCTAAGTATTCTTTTTCAGTAGCGGCATAAACCTGCAATACTTTAGGGTCGTTATCAAATACTGGTGCTACTAACTCACTAATACCTTCCCAACTTATTGACTCAATAAAAATAGCATTTTTACCACTTACTTTAATTGCTTTGCCACTTTCCTTTGCCGGAGATAAACTAGTACTTTCAATTAAATTATCAATAATACGTTTTGCACGATCATCGGGCATTTTTTGACCAGTTATACGCTCATACATACTTTGAAGCGTATCTGTGGTCATGTAAAAACTGGTTTTACTTGCAACCTGTTCTTTTTTTCGCAAACTTTTAGCACTATTAGTAATAATATTATCATTTAACTTTTTAAGCCAAGTCTCGTAGATTTTACTTTGAATAGCAGAAGTAAAATTTTGAATACTCATGTGTAATCCGACCTGTACATATCTAGCACACGTCGAATATGTGCTGGTAAACCTGTAGTCGAAATATATTCAATCTGTACGCTATTAGTTCCGGGCGCTTTGGTGCTATGTACACTCATATCATTTTTACGATAGTAAGTTACCATGTCCATAATAGCTAGTGCAACGTCTGCAGGTACATCATCATATCCTGCGCGATAAGTTACCTTGTAACCTTTGATTACTTCAGGAAATCCACGATTAACTGTAATTAGACTATTAACTGCATTAGTATTTAAACTTCGTACTTCATTGCCATCTAAAATCCAGTCTTTGTACTGTACAAGATTAGTGTAGTTTTGACCAAAGTCTATGCTATAGCCAACACTAGCAACACTAATAACAGGATTTTCGGCTAGTAAAAATTTGCTTACACCACCGTTAAAATACTCGACTTTGTCACTATCAACATAGTCTACAAAAGTCCTGCCACAATAGTTTTTAACAAACTGGCTTACGCGAGGAATAAGTGCAGTAACTTCTGCATCATAGTTGTTACTCTTGATTCCGGCATAAGTTTTATATTCTACTAGGGTAATTAAATTTAATGCCATTGTATTCCTCTATTGTCTTTTATATGGATTCCACAAAACCCATATAAAAGACAGGGCCTTTCAGCCCTGTCAGTACTAATCTAAAGATTAGGCGGAGTAAATTAGACGAGTTACACCTGCACCGTAGTTACTTGTAACTCGTACAAAACCTGTACGCAAGCTAGCAACCATAACGCGACGCTGTGTCTCAACCAATTCTTGTGTGTCGATACGTAGACCACGCTGGTTACCAACAACGAAGTTGCCAGGAGCAACGCAAATTGCACCAACGTTAGCAAATGTAGTACCGGCTGTTGCGCTAGGATCATTAAGCTCGCCAGAAACTAGTACTGGTGAGTTGCCGATCTGACCAATTTGACCAGTAAGTAGTGTAGCTTGTGGACCAACTTGGTTCATTGTCTGGAAAACTGTGTCCTCAAGTAGATTGTAGTAAACGCTGCTGTTAACAATGTAAACTACATCTGCTGGATCTAGACCCCAAACACCTAACTGCTTACGCATATTACGTAAGTTAGCAACTGTAACAGCTGTGGTAGTATTAGTAATACCAGTTTGTGTTGAACTACCAGCATAGTTAGCTAGGCCAGTAATAGGATCACCTGTACCAGCAGCACCACGTAATAGAGCTTTGTCAACTGCACGAGCAATACGACGAATCATACCATCACGAATTACAGGCATAATAGCGATAAGACTATCTTCCTCT